GAATACAATGTTGAAGATATTTATGAGCAAAGACAACAATACTATAACAATCTTAAAAGGAGTGAAGTATGGCAATGAGTCCTAGAAAAATGATGGCTATGTCTAAAGATTTAGCTAAAGCCGCTAAAATGATGGAAGGCGGCAAAGTCAAAAAAATGAGAGGTGGTGGAATGGCTATGAAACCAAAGAAAATGCGTGGTGGTGGCATGGCTATGAAGAAGATGAAAAAAGGTGGTAAAGCCTAATGACCACCTCAAGCTCTACTGACTTTAATTTAGATGTAGCTGAGTACATTGAAGAAGCTTTTGAGAGATGTGGCTTAGAAGCTAAAACTGGTTATGATTTGCAAACTGCCAGGCGTTCTTTAAATATTATGCTTGCGGAGTGGGCAAATCGTGGCCTTAATCAATGGACTATTGAGCAGAGAACTCAAGCTCTAACGGCTAATGATTCAGAGTATAGTTTAGGCACTGATATTATAGACATATTATCTGTAGTTGTGAGAAGAAGTGGCACAGACTTTAGCATGACTAGAATAAGTAGAGATACTTTTATTAATCTTCCTAACAAAACATCTACAAGTAGACCAACACAATATTTTTTGGATAGGCAAATAACACCTAATCTTAAATTATATCCTACACCAGAAAACAGCACAGATGTTATTGTTTATGACGCTTTAACGAGGATGCAAGATGCTGATACGCAAGTGAATACACTAGAGATACCCTTTAGATTTATACCTTGTCTAACAGCAGGATTAGCTTACTATATAGCTATGAAAAGAGCACCAGATAGAATACAATTGCTTAAAACAGTTTACGAAGAAGAGTTTGAAAGAGCCATGGCTGAAGATAGAGATAGATCAGCATTTAATGTATCACCGAAACTTGATTATTATAAGGTTGGATAATGCCTTTTGCTAGTGGTAAATATGCTTATAGAATATCAGATAGGTCTGGATTTAGGTATCGTCTAAAAGATACAAGAAAAGAATGGAATGGTTCTATTGTTGGAAAAGATGAGTATGAAGAAAAACATCCTCAACTTGAGCCAGTAAGATCAACTCCAGATGCTGAAGCTATCAAAGATGCTAGACCTGACACGAAAGATGACAATAAAAAATTTACAGTATATACTAATACTGGATTAGGTAATTTAGGAAGTTTACTAACAAGTTTTAGTGCAACGACATCAGTTGGAACAGTAACAGTGAGCATAACATGAGTTTTACTTTAACAACATTAACAGCATCAGTTCAAGAATGGACACAAAATGATGAAAGTACATTTGTTGCAGAGATACCATTTTTTATTCAGAATGCAGAAGAAAGAATATTTAAGGTTGTTGATTTAGAGTATTTTAGAAAAAATGCAACTGGTGTTATGACAAGTGGTAATAAATTTTTACAAAAACCATCAGATTGGTTGGCTAACTTTTCTTTATCATTTGTAAATTCTAGTAGTGAAAATGTTTTTTTGTTGCAAAAAGATGTTAACTATTTACAAGAATTTCACCCTAATCCAAGTAGCACAGGAACGCCAAGGTTCTACGCCTCTTTTGATGTAAACAATTTTATTCTTGCACCAACACCTAACAGTAATTTTACTGTCGAAGTGCATTATTATTATAGACCAGCTTCTTTAACAACAGATGATTCTGGATCAACATGGATTAGTACAAATGCACCAGATGCCTTGCTGTATGCAACACTTATTGAAGCATATACATTTATGAAGGGTGAAAACGATTTATTACAACTTTATACAGCTCGTTTTACTGAGGCCATAAGCAGATTGAAAATATATGCAGAAGCGAAAGAAAATACAGATGCGTATAGGGAGGGATTAGTAAGAGTTCCCAATCAATAGAAGGTAGCAAAATGAAAAAGTTGAATAGCATAGCTATTGTCGGTTTAGGCAATAGTTTTTCAGAGTATATACTAGCAAAAATTAGAAGCGAAAAGTTTGATGAAGTTTGGGCTATTAACTCCATGTCTGGGGTTATTTACCATGATAAATGTTTTATGATGGATCCGCCATCAAGATTTCTTGATACGCCAAACGCTGGCAAACAAACAAACATTATGGCAGATAGGTTAAGACAAAAGATAAACATTCCTATTTTTAGTTGCACTTTAGATAAAAGATGCCCAGACGTTGTAGAGTTTCCGTTACAAGAAGTCATACAAAAAACTGGATATGCTTATTTAAATAATACTGTTGCTTATTCCTTTGCGTATGCCATATCACAAAAAGTTTCAGAATTACATTTATATGGGATTGATTTTACTCATAAAGCAGTTAACTTTGCTGAGGCGGGTAGAGCCTGTTGTGAGTTTTGGTTAGCTATTGCTATATCAAAAGGTATTAAAGTTAACATAGCTCACAATTCATCTTTACTTGATATGAATGTGCCAGAAGATCAAAAGTTATATGGATATCATAGATTAGATGATCCACTTGTATCTACTGCAACAAATGGGAGTATGTTAATTACGAGAAAATCAAAATTAGAACCACCAGAGCCATTAGATGCGACACCAAATATTATTGGAAGAGAAGATATACCAGGAGTAACTTACGAGGAGAAAAAAGATGTTTAATGTTAACGTATCGCAATTAGGAAGTGTAGTTGTAAAAACCTCAGAACAAGGAGGTTTAAACAATGAACAGATAGCAGATTTAGCAGTGGAAAAAATCGCCAGCGTATCAGAAGATGCACCTCCACATTTAAAAGAACAAGCTAAATTATTTAAAGAACAACTTAAAGGAATAATCCATCATTATATACTCTTGGCAAGAAAGGAAGAGCGTGCTACAATTATGCAAGCCTTGCGATCAAGTGGTCACAAGGAAATGGCTGAATA